GCGTAAAGTATGTAATAACGAATGCTGGTGGTACTTTTGAAATGGATGCTAGAAATTTAGTATCCATAAGCAATGAAGTTTGTTGCTTTCGTGTGCCCGGTTTACACTCCGCTTGGAAGAAAAGCGATTTTCATATTAATACCATAGCAGGTCCTGGTATGGTTGCTGCCTTTGGACAGCGTAATTTATCTGAGGCACGCATCATTATCTGCTACTATGGTCCCAGCGGTTTGTGTGTAGCAGCCACTGAGTTTGGTGATTGCGGGGGTCCTGTTATTAATGCAGAAGGTAAAATTATCGGCATTTGGACTCATGGCAATGGAAAAGTTGGAAAGTTTGAACGAGTGACTCAGGCTTTTATAGACGAGTGCTCGATCAACATTCCTTCCATTTCATGCCCCAAGATTTCAGCTACTGTGCTGTTACAACAGGGCTTTGAACATTACAAAAAGGATTTTCCAGAGTTGGTTATATCAACTGGGGTTAGACCTGAAGCTGTTTCGAATCCGTGGATGGTGCCTGTAGCGTTTTTGAATAGACATGAGAGTTATTCTCATTCTAGAATCTTGGACGTCAATTTCGCGAACTATGCTGCGGAAATTGGCCTTGCTGAAGTTACTGAGTGGAAAGTTAGCGTTCTTAATGAAAACGCTGCTTATAAAGCTCTGTACAAATACGCTAATGCACATCCTGTGATTAGCGAGGATCAGCTCTGTGCCATAGATCTCGTTTTTGAAGAGGTGTATAGATACCATGATGAAATGCACAATGCAGTTGTGCTTGATCATGACGAAGGTCTAAAGCTGTTGGACCTTTCCACCTCTGGTGGTTTCCCATTTAACAAGTACGGATCCTCAAAACGCGAAATTTTTGATAATTTTTCACGTATGGAGGAAGTACTCAAAGAGACGTGGCAGGATTTGACTAATCCAACGTGGTCTTGTTTTGTAACAGCTGCCCTCAAAGAAGAGATGAGGGCCAAGGATAAAATAGTTCAGGAGAAAACTAGAGGCATTTCGAGTATGCCCATGGATATCAGCTATGCAGCTGGTAGGATGTTTTCTAACATGAATACTAAGATGGCTGACGCTAAGCTAACTAAGATGAGTGCGGTTGGCTTTTCCCCATTTTATGGTGGTTGGAATGAGCTCATAACCCGTCTTGGCGCTGATCAGTTAGGTTTTAGTATGGATGAAGATTCTTGGGATTCTTCTGTGCGCTCTTATTTTCTTTGGCAAATGGCTTATTTTAGGCTCAAATGCTTAAAAGAAGAGTTTAGAACACCCGAGAATTTCTCGCGAGTAGTGACCATGTACCGTAACATGATTTTAGCGTTCATGTTGGGTCCAAGAGGCAACGTGTATATGAAAAGCACGGGCATGGCTTCGGGGTGGTTCAATACCCTTACTGATAATAGTCTTATTTTGGAGGCACTTTTTAGATTAGCGTTTAAAAAGAAGTTTCCAAATTCGACTTTGCCTATACACATGGCAGTTAGTCTTTTTACCATGGGTGATGACAATATTTGGACTGTCAACATCCCAGAGTATAATGATTTCGGTCCCGAGGCAGTCAACGATGTTTTTAGGGCTTATGGCGTCAATGCAACACCACAGTCCGAGAAACCACTGTTGGCTACTAGCTTGAGTTTTCTTTCAACAGAGACCGTAGTGATTAACGGCCTGTATATGCCTAGACTCAATGTTATTAAAATGTTGTGTTCTTTAGCGTATGCTGACAAAGATCTCGTTAAAGAGGGACCTTATCATAGTCTTGAGAGGGCTATAGGCATATACGTGGTTGGTTGGACTGACCTCAACTTTCGGTATATAGTTAAGGGATATATCGATTGGTTGCATATATGCTATGATGACGCCATGCGTGGTGACAAGCGATGGGAAGTGTTGAGTTGTCCAGACGATGACGTGATCTGGCAACTTTATAGGGGGGATGCTGTCTACCATCAAGGTATTCCCCCCAAAATGAACTTCGAGG